TATTACGCATATCAACGCCTTGCACTGTAACATTGCTTGGAACAGTTAGAGGCAGTTGCTCTTGGTATTCACCTGGATATATTTGAATAGTTACCGGACCTGCTGTACTTGCATCAGCAGCAGCTAGTGCTCTTTTTACAGTTGCAAATGGTGAAAATTTAGAATCACCAGAATTAGTATCATCGCCGTTAACACTAACGTAGAATATATTTCCTAATTTTAAGTTATAATCAAGACCACTAATGCTAAGAGCATTAGCAGATACTCCTGTACCATTTACTAAGTTAGTATACAACGTACTCCAACGTTTGTCAATAGAACCTATTTGATAAGTGTCATTTGAATCAGGATTAATGTCACTATTTACATCAGTATTAAACTCAATAGTATCCTGACTTATAGTATCGCCAAATGTAATTGTACCGTCAAGTGTAATATTTTGATTACTATGTAAGTTTCCGTATACTTCTAAGTTTGAAAATACATCAATTTTGCCAGTTCCGTTAGGTATCAAATCAATATTTGAATTGCTATTAAAACTAGATATAATATTATCATCTATATTAATATTATCTGTGCCTAATGCAGAAAGTTTAATAGCTTCAGATGCTACAAGATTAATATCGCCTACTAATACGGTTAAATTATTACCTTCAATTGTATAATTTGCTATGGTGCTCGTAGTAGATAGAAGATTAGAGGATCTTGAAGTTCCGTTAACATCAAACTCGTATCCTGCTACACCTTTATTAACACCTATTTTACCACTGTTGACATCAAGGAATAAGAGTTGTGTGTCAGAAGAAGTATTCCTAAATGCAAGGTTAACACCGTTGCGTTCAAGGTTTGCTGTTAATAATGGTCCGGAAATTCTACCAACTTGTGACATGCCCTACTCCTATTAGTAGTATTTATAGGATTACTTGTCGAAGTTGTGTAGTACTGTTATAGGTCTTGCTAAATCAGGTGCAGAAGTAAATTTAATATACCATCCGTCTGCATACGGTGCGTTAGGACCTGCTAAACTTCCGCTTACACTTTGCTCAAGTGTATAGTTTGTTGCCGAAATTTGAAAAACATTTTCTACTAGTACAAGTACATTTTGTGCTGCTGCTGGAACTGGATAGTCTGCATCACCGCTTGCTAACGGTCCGAACACTGTTTCAGTAGCATCACCATTGCCTAAGTTTTGTTGAGTAATTCCAGGATCTTGGTTTGGTTCTTTAAATCTTAATTCTCGCCAGGCACCGTTTTGATATGCTTCAAACTGATCATCTGTTGTATTATATCTTAAATGTCCGTTGTTAGGACTTGATGGACGTTCGCCCTCAGTGCCCTTAGGCACTAACATTACATTAGTTGACTCAAGTATAACTTGATCATTAATGTCGTATTTTACACCGCGTCCTGCAATACTGCGTAAATTAGTTGTTTGGGCTTTAATTAATCTCATTATACTTCCAAATAACTCACTGTTGCTGCTAAGTCTGTTAAAAATGCACCAATATCTGGTTCTGCTACAAATACAATAGCATCTCCTGTTTCAAGCACAACTCTTTCGCTGTCAAATGTAAATGTTTCTCCACCAGGAAGTGTTAAGTTATTAATCACTCGGGTAACTTTATTATTTAATGATGATCCGTTTGGAATCAGATGCATATCGAATGATGCATCAGCTGTTCCAGTATTGCAAACTAAAATATTTGTAACAGCATAACTTTTTCCTACTGGTACTCCTTGGCTAGCTATTGGATCTATAATATCTAATGCAGTTGTTTTTAATTGTGCGTTTACTATTGCCATATTGTTTCCTTAAAAAAGCATGCTAAACAGCAATGCTCTGTTTTTACTTATTATTTCTCCTGTGGTACTGCTCTTATTTACAAAATATAATCCAGTATCACCTGTACCTTCTGTAGTTGAAAACAATTTTATTCCACTATCGGGTGCAGTGCTAGACGGTGTTACTCCGTCATCCTCATATAAAAATTCAGTTATCTCAAGTGCATCTTTAACTGTAACTGATCCAGCACCTGGCGAGGATAATAGTAACGATTCGTCACTATTAACTGTTGAAATTTCATTTCTTTGTATCTTAATATCGCCTAATTCTATTCTATTAGAATAAAAATTAGCAGTTAGTATTCCATCAACTGTTACAACTACAGTACTTTCAACTGCACTATTATCAAAGTCAGCAGCAACTACACTAGTGTCTGCGTCAGAAATACCAGGTTGAAAGTTACTTGTAAATGCATATGTTACATAATCAACTAATCCTTTAGCATTTGGAATAAAATCGTTATTTAATACAACATTTCCGCCGCCTGGATCAGTAATTACGCCAGCAGTATAGTTAAATACATTTTCTTCGTAGTCAACTGTACCTGCTACATTAATAGCACTGTTAGGAGTTGTTACATACAACGGTCCTTCAGCATTAATACTGTTTACATTAAGTGGAAGAAATGCTCCATTAATGTCTTCAAATCTAAATGAGCCTGTGCCGCTGCTTCCTCCTGCAACATAAGGACTTTGTTCATCAAATACTAATCTTGCAGTAGGTAAACTACCTCTATCAATTTCAATACCTGCTTTATAGTCGAAGCTGGCACGTATTCCGGCACCAGCTTCTCCATCGTTTAGTGTTAGTATGTTATCAGCAATAGTAGTAACAGTAGATTCTACAGTAGTTGTAGTCCCTTTAACTTCTAAGTCGCCGGTGATCACAACAACGCCTCTAGGGCTTGCTGATCCACTAGTAGTATCTAAGTAGATTGTTCCGGTCGTACCGTTATCTACTATGATTCTATAGTTACCGTCTGTTACTCGTAATACCTTTGACATTCTTAATTCCTATGTAGAAAGTAATGGGAGAACTTAATCCCCCATAACTAATATTACGCTTATTCGTCAGCTTCAAAATCATCTGGTGCAATTCTAACAGTACCAGTTCCTGTGCCTGGCTGTGCTGCCATAGTAAAGATTGTACCGACATCACTGTCTGCTGCGCCGAATGTTGTAAAGTCTGTGTTTCCAGCTGTAACGATTTGGTAAACAATACCATTCGTAACAAGTGCTGTTGCAACAAGAATTTCACTAGCAGTTTCACTACCCGCCTCTTCCATTTCAACAGCATTATCATTATTTGCGTCTGACATGTTCCAAGCAATGCTTACACCTGTGTCAAGTGTTACTTTACGTCCTGCAATTTTGGTAACTTGACGTGCTTCTCCGTCGTCGTCTTTAACTGTAATAGTCATTTCGCCAGCAGCAATTGCTCCAGTAAGTTTGTCTACTAATGTACAAACTTTTGTTTCTGTGCCGTCGGTGCAACGGAATTTCTTACTTCCAAGTTGCTTAATAATCCAGCCGTTTACTGATGCAGCTCCGTTGTGAAACTGTACTTTAATCTCGTTACCAGCATTTGTTGGTGTTCCGAAAAATCTCTTGTTTAGTGGACGTCCCATTTGTTTTTTCTCCTTTAAAACGTTCTAGGTCTACGCAGTGGGTCATTTCTGCATAAGTCCGCTGATTGCGGCACGATTATCGACACAAGTATTTATCAAAGTTTACTCAAGTCATAAAAATAGGCCCCGGAGGGCCTATTTTATATTTCAGTAACTAATTACTGGAATGATACGTTGCCGTTTGTGATAGCAACTTTAGCTAGGTAGTCAGCAGCATTGCCTAAAGACGATGCTGTGTTGTTTAGCTCAACATATCCGTAACGTGTCATAAACGATACGACTGGTTCGAATGTTGCTGGGTCTAGTACAACACCTGAGCTCATTAGCGGGATGTATGGGCAATAGAATGCCGCTGCATCTGATTCGCTTGAACCTTTGTAACCGATTAGAACTGCTGCGCTATCTGCTGAATATGTGTTAACATAAACTTTCATAGCATTATTCAATGTACCAACCATCTTAGTGTTAGTTGGAGATTCGAATGTTCCTTCAGTTGTACGTGCAAACGCTGAAGTAGTTGCAGATTGTAGGATTGTTAACGCGAATGGCGAAACAACGGCCCAGTTACCTGCGCCACGACGTGTGCGTTGAGCAATTTTGTTTGACTCGCGGTTAATTAAAACAGCAAGAGCAGCATGCTCGTCACCAACGAAAGTAGCAGTACCACTTACAGTTGCTTGGTCGTATGTTGAACCAGCTGTACCAGCAAGCGAAACTAGCGAAGCTAGTACTTCTTGGTCAATCTCAGCAGTAATCTCTTGTGCAAGAGCTGCCATGATTTCTGCTTCAACATCAATACCGTGCATTGACTGTGCGTCTTGTGCTGATTCAAAAGTCCAGCGAGCTGATAGCTTGCGTGATTTTGCTTCAACAGTTTGCTTCAAGATCTGGATGCTTAGTTTATTACCAGCAGCACCTTCAAGAGCGGCAGTTGAAGCTGCTTTACCTGATGTTGTGTTGCCTGAATATGCTTCAGCAATCTTGAATGGGCTTAGGGCCTCTTCACCAGCTACTGCGCCACTTGCGCCTGTACCTGCCGTGTCGCTATAGCGAACACGTAGTGTGTGGATTTGTCCCACTGGGCCTGTCATAGGCTGAACACCAACTAGATCGTTAGCGATAACGGTTGGCATTACACGTCTAATAACGGGTAAAATAACACGGTTAAGTGTTGCGACATTGCCTGCAGATGTTGCACCAGCTGTAGCACTCTCTGAAAGATACCTACGGGTATTTTCCAAAGTAGTTGCCATTACAGCCTTCTTGGTACCTGTTAGGCCCTCAAGAAGTGCATTTTTTGTATCTGACCAGCGGCTTTCTAGTAGTTCCGACATAGTTTTCTCCTTATTTTAAACCAGCTAAACGACGAATGTCAACGACATTATCATCTTGCATTGAACTAACGTTAGTGTGCGATTTCTCGCGGTTGCCTGTAATTTCTTTTGCCTCTGATAAGACTGCCTTCTTTGCCGGAGTATGTCCATCGATAACCGATGGTAGGTACTTATCAAAAGACTTTTGTAGTCTATCGGTTTGTACTGATTCCAGTAAATCTGTCATGATTTCTCTTTGACCTTTATTCAAGGGCGATAAGAGTTCACTAAGTCTGTTTTTGCGCTCGGCAATAGATGCCATGCGTTTAATTTCTTGGTCTTTAGATTCAGCTAATACTTTTGCTTTAACAGCAAATGCTTTTGCTTCAACTAATTGTTTGTCTTTCAACGCAACAACTTGCATTAATTTTGCAGTTTCTGAATTTTCGTTCAGATGGCTTGTTGCGTACTCTGAAGCAAATGCTTCAAATAACTTACGACCAAAATCGTTTCTACGTGCTTCTTCAATATCTTCTTTAAGTTGTGTCATCTCTTTAGTAAGAGTTGATTCAACAATAGCAGATACCTTAGCAGCGCCTTTTGCAATAAAGTTATTTTTAACTTCTGCAAATTTGTTTTTAGCTTCTTTAATAAGTTTGACCTTAGTTTCAGCTAAATCTTTCTTGTCTTCGTGGAATTCTGCAATTTCTTTTGCAAGTGCATCAACGATAAAGTTCTCAAGCATACCAAACTTTTTGGCAATTGCTTTTTGATCTTCATGCAGCTCAGTAACTTCTTTTGCTAGCGACTCAGCAACAAAGCGTTTCATTAGGTCTGCGTTTTCACGCATTGCTACTGCATACTTTGCTTTTGCTTCAGCTAGTTGTTTGCGATCTTCTGCAAACTCTGAAATTTCTTCTGCAAGGCGTTCTGAAATCATAGAGTCGATTGCGTCAACCATAGTTGACTTGTCGTGCTCGTATTTCTTTGCAAATTCTTCACGTAACTCAGCAGTTGCCTGCATCTTGTTTTCTTGAATCTTTGCATTCCATGCGCCTTCGATATCTGCACGTACTTCCTCAGAAACTACATCGTTTTCGAAAAGTGTTTTAAGTGCTTCCAACATATTTTGTTCTCCTTTTATTGGAGTCGACTGATTATATTAATCAGCGATTCTTTTAAGTACTTCTGTGCCTTGGTGTCGTGTTTTGTTGCCTGTGCCAGTTCATACGCCTTCATTCCTCCACGAGCGTTCATAAGATGCTCATAGATTGCAGTAGGATATGCTCCAGGGGCGCTAGGCTGTGCCACAACGTCCACTGTTATAATTTCAAAGTCGCTAACGTTGCCGCTACCGTCTTCACTAACATTACCTGAACCTCTTGATGAGACTCCTAGTTTAACTCCGCTTTCCAGCATTGTTTTAACTAGGTTACCCATAGGTGTTGGTAGTATCTTTAATTTCCCATAACCGTTTGGGCCATCCATCCAGCATTCGCTGATCATATGGCTTACGCGATCTAGGTTAATATTAAGTCCTTCTGGATGATCAACTTCTCCGAGCACACTGTATCCACCCTCGATTTGTTCGCTGAGAGTTTTGACAGCCCTGCCAATTTCATTTACAGGATACACACGCTGGTTAGCGTTGCGTACTCCGCCTTGTATCATGATTCCTTTCATGAACAAGTCTTTTCCTTCGTTAGCAGACTCAACGATTATCTTCGCTTGGTCGAAACTTAGGTGTTCTCGTAAGTTTTTCATCTAGATTTCCCTACTTACTTGCCGATAGTACTTTTGGTATTAGCAGCAGTCTCTGGCTTGCCCTTTTTCTCAGCGCCGTGACCAGGTTGGCTTGACATTTTTGTCGCGCCATTTGCACCAACAACGTTTACGTTCTTGGTATTCATTGCTTGTGGTTTGTTACTTGCTAAACCACCAGCTGTTCCTTTAGTATCTGCTGTTCCGCCTTTTGCGATATTAGCAGTTGTTCCGCCCATGTTGTTTGGCTTAGCTAGAGTTGACGTTGTGTTTACACCGTTGTCGCCCATTGTAGCACTTACTTTTTCAACATACTCGCGCATTTGCTCGCCTGCTGATTTAGCTACTTTTGATTCTAGTGGGGTAATTGTTGCTTGGAATGACTCTTCTTCTGGCTCTTCGTCGTCCATGTCCATTTCGTCATCGGCTTCTTCGTCGTCCATATCCATTTCGTCGTCGTCCATTTCTGGTTCGCCTTCTTCACCGGACATCATTTTTTCAAATTCTGCTTTTAGTTCTTCTAAAGCATCTTCTAAATCATTGATACGCTCGTCAGTACCTTCTTCACCATCGTCACTGTCGTCATCGGAGCTCATTTTCATATCGCCCATCATGTCGTCAGTTTTGTCGCCGCCCATCATGTCTGCCATTGGGTCTGCTTCAACTTCAAATTCGTCTAGGTTAAAGTCTTCGTCTAGTTCTTCGTCATCTTCTGACTCATCAACTTCTTCGTCGTCTGACTCATCAACTTCTTCATCAGTTGTTTCATCAACTTCTTCGTCATCTTCATCTTCTAGATCTGATTCTAGTAGTGATTCATAAATGTCACGTGATTTTTCAACTACAATCTCGTGGAATAGTTCTTCTGCACCTGCGCGGTCTTCGTTTACAAGACGCTCAAGCATTTCTTCAAATTTGTTACGATCTGCCATTTTTATTCTCCTAATAAATGTTATACCTATGGTAAGGCTGTCATTTGTATTTACTGTTTATAAGGAATATGATGCGATAATGGGCTCAAAACGAGCCATTTAAGAGAGAGAGTATATTTTTTTAAATGTATCTGTTGTAATATGTTCTACATTTACAAATTTATTTAGCTCTTCTGGAATGTAGTTATCTGATGCTATTACTCTTATAAAATTAATTTTAGGATTATCTTTTATTACACTTACTGTTTGTCTTAGCCAATTACCAAAGAATGTTGCACCTTCTGTTGATTTTTTATAGTTTACAGTGTCAGAATACATGTTATTAAGTTTTTTACCCTCATCTAACCCTTTGTAGTCAAACCCCAATATAAAGATTTTTTCATAACCGTGTTGGCTAGCTAGCCATAGCGCTGTAGGCCCACTACTCCACCCTTTGCTAGGTTGAAAGAAGTTTAGGTTTGACATTTTTTGATAACTTTTATTGGGATTAGTCCATACATTATGTTTGTGCTGATACCCCGCTTTGTTTATTTCAAGTACCATTTTAACATCAACTGCAATTAAGTAATCAGGGTCAAATGTTCTATAAAGCGCATTGCAACCATATACTTTACCAAACGTTTTTAATTCTTGAGATTTTACACTTGCTCTGCTAGTTCCGTTACCTAGTACAAATGCAGTATTTGATTCTATCATAGGCATTGATTCAACATTTTCTATTTCAGAAACAACTAACTTATCTGCTTTTGCAGCAGTTTTAAGTATCTTGTATTGTTGTTTTGTATATTGAGTTTTGTCTATTTTTGCCATTACACTCCGGCAGCGGCTGCTTGTGCTGCTATTCCATACATCTGTCTAACGAAATCTAATTCGCCAGCTTTCTCAGTTGTATGTAGCTCACTTGCTTTCCTTGCACGGTTGATTTGGCGTAGGGTAAGACGTGTTTTG